CTTAGCTTCAACAACTTGCTTTAGAATCTGAACGTTGATCTTACGACCTGGTACGCCTTCTAGAGCGCTTGTGCTAGAAGCACGACCAGTAGTCAAACTACCAGAGTATGCTGTAGCAATTTTGAATGGGCTAAGTGCTTCGTCACCAGCTGTTGTGCTTGTGTCGAATGGACTTGGTGCTGTTGCAGTAGCAGTTTCAGCATAACGAACACGTAGAGTGTGGATCTGTGCAACAGGTCCGGTCATTGGCTGAACACCAACGATTTCGTTAGCAATAACTGTAGGCATAACACGACGGATAACTGGTAGAATAACACGGTTAAGTGTTGCTACGTTACCGGCGGATGTTGCTCCAGCGGTGGCATTTTCAGCCAAGTGCTTGCGGGTGTTTTCTAAGATAACGCCCATGGTGGTTCTGCGGGAACCGTTAAGACCTTCTAGCAGGGCGTCTTTCGTTTCGCCCCAACGGCCTTCTAATAGTGCTTGTGTCATTTCTTTTTACTCCTGATTAGGGTTTATTTAAGCCCTGCTAAACGTTTGATTTCGACTACATTATTATAATCGCCTTCAACATTAACTTTAGCAGTTTTATCTCCGGTCACTTCTGTACGACTCTCGGCCAGCATTACTGGCTTTGGAGCCGACGGTGCTGAAGAGTTGTTTAGAACTGCTGGTAGATACTTTTCAAATGCAGAATTCAATTTTTCGGTCTGCACATTTTCAAGAAGCTGAACCATCACAGTCTGCTTCTCTTTGTTCAGAGGCTTCAGTAACTTGTTTAGAGTTGCTTCGCGCTCTTGTGATTCTTTAATTATCTTAATCTCACGGTCTTTAGATTCAACTAGAACAGCTTTTTCAGCAGCCACACTACGTGCTTCTGCAATTAGTTGTTCTTTTTCTTTCAATGCTTGTGTTAGTTTAGCGATTTGTGTATTCTCATTTAAGTGAGTAATAGCAAATTCACTAGCAAAAGCTTCGAATAGACGACGACCAAAATTGTTCTCGCGAGCAATTTGAATGTCTTCTTTTAGTTGAGTCATTTCCGACTCTAGGTGATTAGCTACAGATTCTTTAACAAGTTTAGCTGATTGTGCAATAAACTGCTTTTGCAAGCTGGCTAATTTTTCTTTAGCTTCGCTTACCAGTCTTACTTTGGTTTCAACTACTTCTTGTTTGTCTTTGGCAAATTCTTGAATTTCTTCAGCTAGCGATTTAACCACAAACTTCTCTAAACCCTTGATAGAGTTTTCATACTGTTTACGATCTTCACGCAATTCTTTGATTTCTTCTGCTAGTTTTCCAACTAGGAATTGATCAAATTTACTTGCGCTCTCAGCCATGCGCTTGTTGAAGCGTACACGGTCTGCTGCTAGTTGTGCTTTTTCTTCAGCAAATTCACGAATTTCTGCTTGGAGACTTTCTGAGACCATCTTGTCTAGAGCTTCGACCATAACACTTTTGTCGTGTTCGTAGCGGCCAGCAAATTCGTTACGCATTTCTGCACGAATTTGATCGCGGGCTTCATTAAGTTTAGATTCCCAAGCTTCGCTGATAGCTGTCTTGGTTTCTTCGTTAATGATACCACTGTCTACTAATGGTTTGATAGCATCAAACATGGATCATACTCCTGTTATATTTTTAAGTCTTTGATGAGGCGTTTTACTTCCTCTTGCAAATACTTTTGGACCTTTTGATTTGCACCGGCATCTTTAGCCATATCGATAACTCTGTGACCATGGCGCATATTCATAAGACCTTCATAGACTGCCTTTGGATATGCGTTTGGCGCACTGGGTTGTGCAACAATATCAACAGTGACTATTTCAAAGTCACTCACGTGCCCTGAGCTTTCGTTAACGTTGCCGCTACCTCGACTCGACACACCTAATTTAACTCCGCTTTCCAGCATTGTTTTGACTAGGTTTCCCATTGGAGTGGGAAGAACTTTTAATTTACCAAAACCGTTAGGGCCATCCATCCACATTTCTGTGATCATGTGGCTTACACGGTCTAGGTTAATTTTTAAATCATCTGGATGGTCTAGTTCGCCTAAAACGCTATAACCTTCCTTGAGTTGTTTATTAACACTGCCAACTGCTTCAGCTATTTCTTGTACAGGATACACACGCTGGTTAGCGTTCTTTACGCCACCTTGCACAAATATCCCTTTCATATACAGATTCTTTCCTTGACCGTCAGCAGTAGACTCTGCCAGAACTTCCATTCTGGCGTTATCAAAAGATAAG